AGGTCCATGGCGTGTCCCCCGTGTGCTTCTGTCCTCGATCTGTTGGGTACAGTCTAACGCTGACGCGCGAAGGTGTCAATAATCGATTATCAGCAGGTACTCGCTTGGTCGGGTAATGGCGACGTAGAGCATCCGGCAAAATGTCGCGGTGTCGGTGACTTTGTTGAGGTCCGGCCAGTCGATCACGGCGGCGTCAAGCGTACTGCCCTGTGATTTATGGGCCGTGCTGCTGTAGGTGTATCGCACGTCGGCGTAGCAAATGCGCCTGTGTCAACCGTCAACCAAAACCCCCTTAGAGTTATATATAACGCACAAAGGGTCCACTATACCCCTTAACAGCCCCCTTAAACCCTTTATGTTAGTTATATAAAACTCTAAGGGAGTTGTGGTTGACATGGTTGACAGTAAAAGCAAGCTATTGTTTTTGTTGTAAAATACTGTCAACCAAGCGTCAACCGGAGGCAATTTTTCCGGTTGACACGGTTGACAAAAGGCGTCAACCGGCAACTAGCACGTTGCCGCTACTGGTTGACAGCAAAAAGGCCCGCCACCTTATCGGTTGACGGGCCTTTGCCGCATTGATTACAGGGTTATTCGCTAGAATGGCGGGAGCATCTTCCAGCCTTTTTGGCGTCCAAACCGCTCACCGAATCGCATCACGCCACCCCGTCCCCAACCTTCCATCCGGTCCATCACGGAGCTAATGCGGCGCCGGTCANCCGGCTTCGGGTTCCCTCTCTCACCGAGACAATCCTGCCAGATTTCGACGATACAGACCTTCGTGCGCGTCTCTGTCTGGCCGTTGTCCAGGTCGTCAAAGCGGCGCTCCTTGTCATAACGGTCGGTCCTAGCCGGGGACTGTAGCCATTCGGCAATCATCCCTTCGATGGGGTCCGATTCGAGCTTGTCGGACTGCTGTGCCTGGGCAATGCCTCTCGCCTCGTCAGATAGCATAACGGGGGCGTCCATCACATACAGGTAGTAGGCTTCGGCCCACATCTGCTCAACATTCGCCCGTAACCCGGCCAAGTCGATCTCTTCTACCTGACAATCCACGGGCCACCAGCGGCGGTTGCCGGTGCTGTCCTTGAGATATTCCGACTGATTGGTTGTTCCGATGAAAACGCATTGGCGCTTGTAGTCGGCAGCATTGCGCCGATACGCCAGCCGGACCCGCGTAGAGGTGGCCGATAGAAACGCCTTCTGCTGCTCGACTTCGTGCCGGTTGTTCGCGCCAAGCTCGTTAATCTCGACGATCCAGGAACCCGTAATCTCTTCAATGGCAATTTTGGGGTCAAACGAAGAGAGTTCCCCATACCACCCCCTCGACAGGATGGACGCCATCGAGCTTTTTCCGATGCCCTGGGCGCCGCCAAGAACCAGCGTGTAATCGAACTTGAATCCAGGCTCCATCGCTCGATAGACCGCTGCGGTCATCCAGCACTTCGCCGCCTCGCGCATGTAGGCATTATCCTCCACCCCGAGGTAGTCAATCAGTAGACGCTCGACACGCGGCACACCGTCCCATTCGAGCGTCTCCAGGTAATCCCGCACCGGATGATAGGCGTTGTCGTGGGCCTGTTTCTCAATGGCCTGTTCAATCTTGTTCTCCGGGAAGTCGCAGCCGTACTTGCGCCCGACGTAGATGCGGAGCTTATAACTATCCGTCTCCGTCCATTCCTCGCCTGTCTTGGTGTTCTCCATGACCATCGCGAACTCGTTAAAGCGCATGGCCTTATTGATGCGCGGGTCGTTGGCGAGGATTAGCGTAGCGTTGAGAAAGGTGGTCTTGACCGAGCCGTCATCAGCAACCTGCAATTCTGCAAGCCACTGCCGGTCCTCTTCCTCGCCTTCCGGCTCATTGTCTGCCAGGTCGTCAAAGCCGTCGAAGTCTTCCGTACTGATTTCAATGCCCGATTCGACCAGTTCCTTCTTGACCCCTTCAACCGAGCGTGCCCATTCCCCCATCTCCCCATAGCTGGGCAGCTTGTGGGTCGGCGTCTCTTCCTTTGCGTCTTCGTCCAGGTGGCCGAACTTGTGCAGGCGGATTAGATCGAAGGCGTTGCACGTCTGCCCATAGGCCGGGTCGGTACCGTGATGGGAGTAAGCGAACTTGCCGTCATACACCACNAGGCCCTTCGTNGTTGAGCCTTCGAGATAGCTGTAGCGGTCTTCCTCTTCCTTCTTGTATACGTCCGCAAGGTGCGTCTCCAGAGCGTCATAGATGGAGACAGTGCGGCAGAAGGCCCCGACCACACCCTTCTTAGTCAGCGGATCGGCTTGCTTTGCGATGCGCTTGTCAAGCCGTTTCGTCTCTCGGGAGCTGGTCGGCCAGATGCTTGCATCCTGCCAGTTGTCCCCACCTCCGTACTCGTCGAGAATGTCCTGAGCCACCAACGGCGGGGCGTCGTTATGCTCACAGACGTAATCCCCATCGTTCGGCGTCGAGGGCCAGTACATCAGCCGGTTGACGTCATAGGTGGTATCGTCGAACTGGTCGATGCCGAGCTTGTCGGCAATCTTTCGCATCACCGCTTCGTATTCCTCGGTGTGTAGCGGCGACTCGGGATAGACAATAAGCCGCAAGCGCGGGCGCGACTCGGTGTGCTTGTGGGTGCTATACACCGTCCACATGGTGTCCGGCAGCGCGGCCCGCACCTGCTCTACGAAGTCCGGCTTGGCAAAGTCGGCATCCAGGGTTAGCAGTTGCCGATTAGCGACGTTGGCCTTCTTGCGCTTTCCACCCTTGAGCATTCCGCCGACGAAGCCGCCTACGTCCTTGATGGCGTCCTGTTCGGCCTTGGGCAGACGCATGTACTCTTCCACCGTCTCCGGTGTCCGGGTCGTGCGTCGGAGCTTGGAAACGAACTCCGAAACCCGAAAAGACTGGTTGCGCCACTTAGCCGCGTCCCGACTGGATGCCGTGGCGATGCTGATTTCTTTGTCGTGGACAAGAGTGGCGACTGGATCGCCTTCGTGGTCGTTGTCTTCCATCATTCGCTCCACCGAGTCGGGATGTTCAGCGCCTTGAACTTGCCTCCCGTCAGGCGTTCGATCTGAATGGCCCGCCGTGCCGGAAGGGCGCCATCCTGCACCCAATAGGTCACGGCGGCGGGTGTCACGTCGAGTGCAACGGCGAGCGCCTTCTGGCCGCCGAAGTGCCCTACAATCTCGTCAATCATACCTTGACCCTCTGCGTCTTGTTCGTTAAGATTTAAGTGCAAGTTAACCGAAACCGAGAGGAAGGTCAAATGTTGGAAGAGAAGATCGAACAACTCACCGAGGCGGTCGAGGCGCTGACCCAGGAAATCAAGTCCGGCAGTGTTGGAACTGCTGTGAACAACGCTACCACGGCTACCGAGTCTAAGCCCGAACCGGCAGATAAACCGGCAACGGAACCGGCAGACGACCAGCCCAGCCGGGAGTCCATCCGCTCGCTCTGCATGTCGATTGTTCGCAAGGACAAAGCCTACAAGCCCACCGTCAAAGAGGCCATCCGCGAGGTCGGCGGCGAGATGGTCGATGACGTGCCCGAGGACAAGCTGGGCGAACTTAAGACCAAGCTGGAGGCGATGCAATGACGGGCCATGCACGACTCGGCCCGAGCGCCGCCCACCGTTGGCTCGCTTGCCCTGGTAGTGTAGCAGCGAATGAGCAAGTACAACGGGGCGCAGACTCGGTACACATCAAGGAGGGCAATGCTGCGCACGAACTGGCGGAGCTGGTGCTAGTCAACGGGGGTAACGCCTCCGATTGGGTCGGGCACGAACTTGTCGAGCATAACGAGACGACCGTGGACACCGACATGGCCCACTACGTCCAGGACTATGTAGACTACGTTCGGGGCATCGGCGGTGATATGGAGATTGAGCACACCGTCGAGTTTGCTGAGTGGGTTCCTGGCGGGTTCGGGACGGCTGACGCCATTTGCATCAATGATGGCGTGATGCACGTTATCGATCTGAAGTTCGGCAAGGGCGTCAAGGTAGAGGCCGAGCGCAATCCCCAGGGCATGTTGTACGCTTTGGGGGCGTTGGGTGAGCAGGAGCTACTGCGTCAGATCGACAAGGTGGTCGTCGTCATTCACCAACCGCGCCTTGACCATGTATCCGAGTGGGAGGTAAAGCCCTGCGAGCTGTACGAATGGGCCGAATGGGTATCAGAGCGGGCACAAGAAGCCATGAAGCCCGACGCCAAGCGCGTGCCGGGCGAGAGTCAGTGCCGATTCTGTGACGCGAAGGCGACGTGTCCAGAGCTAAAGCAGTACACCGACGCGGTGGTTGCCCAAGACTTTGACGATTTGGACGGCGTTCCCCAGCTATCCGATGAACGGCTGCGCGAGGTGCTAGACGCCGCTCCCCTCATTCGCAAGTGGCTCGACGCCGTGGAGGATCATGTACAGGCACGGGTTGCCAGCGGCGAACACTTCCCCGGTTACAAGCTGGTAGAGGGGCGGAGTAACCGCCGATGGTCTGACGAGTCCGCAGCCGAGCGCAAGCTGACCGAGCTACTAGGAGACGAGGCTTACCATCCGGCCAAGCTGCTTACCGCACCCCAGGCCGAAAAGGCGTTGGGCAAGAAGCAAGCGGGCGAGATTGCTGACCTGATTGCCAAGCCAAAGGGCAAGCCTGCGCTGGTGCCGGAGTCCGACAAGCGGCCCGCCATCGAGCCGGAAGTGACTGTAGACGACTTCGATAGTTAATCCTATAATTCAATTAGGCCGTAGCTGGCCTAATGGATGCAGTCTGAAAAGGTCAGTGTGTGCGTACCGGAGGGGAACTGCATCCCCAACAGCTACCCGGTAGGCGCGCACTGACCTTTTTTTCGTGAGGTGCACATGAGCGATCTAATCCCTTTTAATTTTGACGGAATCCAGGTCCGCACCATCGAGCAAGATGGTGACGTTTGGTTTGTGGCTGTTGACGTGGCGAAGGCGCTGGGTTATGCGAAGCCGCATGAGGCCATATCAAAACACTGCAAGCGCGTAGCACAATTTTCGCAGATTGTAAACGCCCCAAAGCAGGGCGCTTGTCACCCTGAAACAGGGCTTGTGCCAGAAAGCGACATCTACCGCTTGGTGATGAAGTCCCGTCTTCCTGCTGCCGAACGCTTCGAGGAATGGGTGGTTGGAGAGGTGTTGCCGACGCTTCG